CACCATCAAGTTCAGTACTGCTCCTGCAGCTGCTGCTAGTATTATAGCGGATTACCGTTATGATATGAACCTCACTACTGTTGGTTACTCTCAGGTGGATCTGGACCTCCAGTCTGTTGGTATTGAAGCTCATCCTCGTAAGCTCAGATCCCGCTGGTTACTGGATGCTGCCTTCGAGCTGCAGAAGATGAAGGGCATAGATGCTGAAGCAGAGCTCGTCAAGGCTATGAGCTCTGAGATCAAGTACGAGACTGACGGTGAGATTCTTAGAGAGATCTATAAGTTAGCTGGTAATACTGGCTTCACTTGGAGTTGCCAGAATCCTACTAGCTCACTGAGCTACATGGAGTACAAGCGTACTCTCATCGACGTCTTCGTTGAAGCTAGCAATAAGATCTTCACGCAGACTAAGAGGGTGGGCGCTAACTTCATCGTCGCTGGCGTCAACGTCTGTAACATCATCGAAACTCTGCCTGAATTCGTTGCTGACAGTATCGGCACTAAGCAGATCAATGGTCCTCATTACATTGGTATGCTAGCTGGTAAGTGGAAGGTTTACAAGAATCCTTTCTATAACGAGAATCAGTTCGTGCTAGGCTACAAGGGTAACAGCTGGCTGGATGCTGGATTCGTCTATGCTCCTTACATGCCTCTTTACACTACGCCTACTCAGGTAATGGACGATTTCGTCTTCAGGAAGGGCCTTGCTACTTCTTATGGTCAGGTAATGCTGAATAATAAGCTGTATGCTAAGGGATCTATCACTGACTTCTCTGCGACTCGTATGGTTCCTGCTGCTGTAGAAGAGGCCTAAGAATCTCGTTAACTGACATCCTATGAGGGAGGGGAAATCCCTCCCTCATATAATATAAGAAAGGAGCTTCTATGATAGTATCTGATTTAGTAGAAGAGATAAAAGTAGATCTAGGATCTGATGTCAATTCATTAGGTATCAGTGATAGTTCTATAGAGATGAAGATAGAAGAAGCTCTAAGAAAAATAAGTGTGTATGCTCCATACATAGAGATAGGACAATTCGACGTAGTCAACAATACAGTAGAATTACCTGTAGATACTATCATGGTAGCTGAGATATTAACTACTCCAGGTATTGTTAAAGATCAGCATAATATGGAGCTAGACACTGACTTATTCTCCGCTAGTAGATACTTATACAACTATAATGATCTATCAGATCCTTTCATATATCTCATGCAAAGAAATTCACTGAATACGATAAAGAATTTCGTTAGCATGTCAGACTATACCTTTAACAGGTCTACAAGAAAATTATACTTCGCTAACTTCAATAGCAATAAAGTAACAGTCAAGTATCTTCGTAAATACAGAACTGTTGATGAGATAATAGATGATGATATCCTTCAGAGAGTAAAAGAGTATGCATTAGCTCTATGTAAGATCATCGAAGGTAATATAAGAAGGAAGCTATCCAATGCTCCTGGCGCCATTCCTATGGATGGTGATAGCTTAGTCAGTGAAGGATTAGGAGAGAAAGCTTCTATAGAAGAGAAACTCATAAGAGAATTCAGAAATCTAAGATTTGGTAGGAGATCATAATGAATAGATATGATGAACTCACCAGACAAGATTTAGTATCTGATACTGAGAATAAAGTCAAGAAAAGATCTAACTTTGTAGGAGCTCCTAAATATATAGGGATTACTAAAGATTATACTGTAAAATTGCATGTAAGATCTGCTACTAAATATACTCACTCTTATGTAGTGAGTATAAACCTAACTGAGTATGCAGATATAGCAGATGATGAAGATATGACTGTCAAAGATAAAGTCTTATTGAGTCTAGCAGGAGATCTTAAAATAGGATGTGAATGTCCTGCATTCTTATATTGGGGATATAAATATATAACTACTGAATTAGATGTCAATGCTATAGATCCTGAATCTAGGTTCCCTAAGATAAGGAATCCTAAATTAGATGGTGTGATGTGTAAGCATTGCTACAAGGCTATAACTAAGTTTGGTAGTCTATGGAGTAGCATAGCTAAAGATATATTACATGAGAACTTCGTGGAGGATTAATCTATGATATTACAGATGACAGATAGAGAAACTAGATATCATAGACTACAGTACTATGAGCTACTCAAGGTACATGGTATAGAAGCTACAATAACTCCTATCAAAAGAGATAACCATGAGGAAGCATATAACTTCTATAGCGATGTAGATGATCCTGTCACATCTTATAATGAATCTTTTAACACTTGGGTAGCTTATAATGAACGGCCTAACATCAAAACTCTAAAGGCTCTCGGTTGGTACATAGAAACTGATCAATATCCTATCTTAATAACTCTACCAGTAGCATATATGGATGTAGATGGAGTTATGAAGGAATTCGCTCCTGTAGTAGATGATAAGATTAGCATAACAGTTAATCCTATAGATAACAATTCTAGTACTAGAGATTTCCTGATAACTGATTTCCAAGGGCAAGGATTTCCTAATGTAATATATCATGTATGTAAAGTAGTTCCTTATAGAGTGGATAGTAAGTAGATGCTAAAATATAGAATAGATATAAAATATGTCATATACAAGAATCTAGGAGTCAATCATAAGGAACTATCAGAGGAAGATAAGAATAATATCCTGATAGATTTTACTAGATATGTAAGATCACTCTATGTAGAAATGATAGCTGAAAAATTCAGTGATAGATATTACAGAGAGAACTGGATTATAGAAAGTAAAGAGTTATTATCTAAGTTGAAGATAGATAATGTAGAAAGATTACCTATTGTATTGATGAATAACATATCTACAGAATATGCCTATGAATCATCATCTGTAGGTATAGATAAAGAAATTATGTATCCTAATAGTGATGTACCTCTGCATATAATAGTAGCTATGGTAGAAGAAGGTACTAGTAAGACTAGATCCAGAAGATTAGTTACTACTATAATAAATCAGATAAAGAATAACTTGAAGACTTATTATTTAGGATATCTAACAATGAAAGGATATATAGTATGACAGATATAGAAATATATGATAGAGCAGTCTATAGTTACCTGTATACTATATCAGATAAAATAGTATATGCTACTACGGAGAATGCTAAAAGATCTATAGCGAAGAATCCTGAATATGCTGATAGCAAGCCATGGAGTTTCATATCATATTGTAGGGATAATCAATTTAATATAGATTGGAGTTTGATGAATAAACCTGCTGCATTGATAGGTGACTTCACTAAGATGAGATCGATTGATGGTAATCGTGTAGCTACTTATGTACACAACATACCGGTTACTTTAGTTTATTATGTAGATATATGGGCTTCTACTAATCCTCGTGTACAAGAATTAGCTATAGATCTCATATCTAAACTCTACATGAAAGAACAAGTATTAGTAGCTCCTATGAATCCTGATGGTGAGGGAGGCCGATTCAATTTCAGTAATATAACTTGGAGAGATAATTCAGATATAGAAAGAGAAGTTGATATAGGTAGGATATACAGACATACTATATCATTTGAGATAGATTCTAGGATAAAACTAGTGAGAGAAATGGATACTACAGAGATAACATGTATCCCTGTAAATATATATGAATAAGGAGAAAATCTATGCGGAAGATCATTAACAATACAAATTCAGATGGTGTCATTATAGTAAAGCCTAGAGGATCAACTATAGAATATGAAATTATAGTAAAAGCTCACAGCTACACTGAGCTTGATGATTCATTAATCCTGCTGAAGAATAGAATAACTAATGAAGTAACTCCTAAAATACTCACTGAGGAACTCTCTAAGTCTACTATAGAAATAACAGAGGATCCTGTAATTAATGAGGAAGCTCCTAAGTATCCTGATGATGAGGCTCCTATGTATCAGCATACGCCTATCGTAGAAGAGAATAAACCTACTGAACCTGATGATTATATATGTAGTATATGTGGATCTCAGTTCGCATCAGCTAGAGGTCTTAATATGCATATGAAGTCTCATAAAGAATAATAAGGAGGTAACAAGATGAAGATAGGTCCTTATGCTATAGAACAGAATTATTCACAGTATGCAGCTAGTGCTTCTAATACTATTTTAGCTATTATAGGTACTGCTACTAAAGGCCCTCTGAATCATGTGGAAATCTGCACTAGTACTCAAGATAGGCTGAATAAATTTGGTAAATTAAATCCTGATTGCTTAGGACTGTATGCAGCTCAGTACTTCTTGAGTCAGGCGTCTAAACTATACTATATCAGAGTAGCATCTGATTCAGCTGCTGAAGCTACTGTTGTTGTGAAGGGTTTGAATTCATCTGATGTAGAGGTATCAGATGCACTATCACTGAAAGCTCTAGAACCTGGTACCTATATGAATGGTAGCTACGTAGTTATTACAGCAGGTACAGAGGAAGACACATTTACTATAACAGTCAAAAATGCTAATAACATAACTCTAGAAACTATAAAGAATATCGAATTCGATGATTTAGTAGTAGGATACAAGTCAGCCTACTTTGAAGTTTCTGCTGCATCTCTTGTAGCTGTTTCATTATCTGCAGGGACTTACACTTTTGCAGGTGGCAATGATGGTCTAGAAGATATAGATAGTAATGCATATATAAATGCACTAGAGCTGCTAGTACCCGAATCTATTGATGCTAATCTGCTAGCCATTCCAGGTGTATCTGATCCTGAGGTAATAGAAGCTGGACTTACATTCGCTCAGACTAGAGGAGACATATTCTACCTTGTAGATCCTCCTCAAGGCCTAACTAGAGACGGTGTAGTTGCATGGCATAATGGTGGAGAAGATTATGTACACACGAAGTTTAACTCCAGCTATGGTGGACTTTATTATCCTTGGGTGCAGATTTATGATACTGTAAGTAGATCTTACCAGTATGTACCTCCTAGCACTGTGGTAGCTCCTTCTATCGCTTATAGTGATAGAATAAGTGAGCTATGGTACGCTCCTGCAGGTCTGAATAGAGGCATTATCAGAGGAGCGATAGGTGTAGAGGAGAAATTATCTGCTGCAGATGTTGAACTACTGTACAGTGAAGATAATAATATAAACTGCATCTACAATGATCCTCAGGTAGGCTTGGTAATATGGGGTCAGAAAACTCTAGATAGAGTAGATAGTGCGCTGAATAGAGTTAATGTAAGGAGACTTTTAAATTACCTAAAGAGAGTAGTAGTAGCAGCTTGCAGGACTCTCACATTTGATCCTAATGACTATATAACTTGGAATAGCTTCGAGCTATTAGTAGATCCTATTCTGCGCAGCATTAAGTCTAGACGTGGTGTCTATGAGTATAGTATAGTGAAAGGTGAGCGCATAGTTACTGATAATGATATCGATAACTATAGGATGCCTTGTATGGTTCTCATCAGACCTACGAAAGCTGCTGAAACTATTCCAATCTACTTCGCTATCACTAGTACTGGAGCTGATTTCAATGATGTACTAGACACGATAGGGTTAGAATAAGGACAAGAAGGAGGATAAGATATGGCTATTATAGAAACTTTAGGAGCTTCTCATCTAGCTACGGAGCATTGGGATGTTCAGCGTACCAATAACTTCCAGATTCAGATAGAAGGAGTCACTCCAGAAACTCGTACTCTAATACTATCAATAGCAAGTGGATTCTTACCTACTGAATCCAATGAAGTTATTAATCTTTCGTATGGTAACACTACAGTTACTGTTGCAGGTGCTATTAACTTCCACGGATCTGGTTCATTAGTAATCAGAGATATAGTAGAAAAGGATATAGAAGGTGCTATAGATACTTGGAGATCTAAAGTAGCTGATAAGGAGACTGATGCTGTCCATCTAGTGCATAACTATAAGATGGCAGGTAAAATAATCCAGTATGCATCTGATGGTACCATGATAAGGACATGGGATGTAGAAGGATTATGGCCTTCTGCTGTAGACTATGGTCAGCTTAGTTATGAAGGTAGTTCTGTTAAGACTATTAGTGTAACTCTTCAGTATGACAAGTGTAGGATCAACAGGAAAGACTTTAACTTAAAGTAATAAATACTATATAACATTATAACTCTAGATAGGATTATTCTATCTAGAGTTATTTTATAGTATAGTACTTATCTAAATATCTAATATATCTCGATGCATTACTTATATTGTATCAATCTGGTGGAGGTGTATAGTTTTGGAGGCTATTTATCAACATGAATTCATATTACCGTCATTAGGTAAGTATAACCCGGAAATCCCTGGAGGTAAGATAGTGCAGAGATGCATGATGCTCAAAGATCAACTATCTCTAAGAGGATCTAATGCTCCTGCTACAGAGAAACTTAATCAATTGATACAGAAGACTACTATAAGCCCTGAAGGTTTTGATGTATATAAATTGACTATACCTGATCTAATCTTCATGATATTCAAGCTCAGGATTATATCAAGAGGATCTTCCTACAATGTAAGCACTAAATGTCCTCTATGCAGTAATTCTATAGTAGCTGATATAGATTTATCTAATCTCAATGTAGCTTATGTAGATTCAGAAGATGCAGAGGATAAGTATGTAACATTACCACATAGAGGAGATAAAGTTTATCTGCGTAGGACTACTGTAAGAGATCTAGATGATATACAGAAAACTATCAAAAAACGTAAATCTCCTGCTATGGATGAAGGTAGTTTGAAATATCTATTTGACATAGTGTATTCAATAGATAGGATAGAGTTAGACAAACCTAATGCTGATGGTAAACGTACTCTAAAAAATCTAATAGATATAGAGATTTACGTTATGGAGTTGACAGACTTAGATGCCAGCACCATACTAGATGGAGTGAATGATACTAAAATATATGGTGTATCAGATGAGCTAGCATACGAGTGTCCTAATTGTCGAGGAGAAATTATGATACCTATCACTTATGCAGCTGAATTTTTTCGTAGATAAGTTACTTAGCGAAGATATAGATATTATACTGAAGAATAAATATTTGATGATGGAACTGCTCCATATTCAGCCTAGTGAACTGGATAATCTAAGTACCTACGAATATTATAGTTATATAAAAATAGCTAATAAGCTTAATGAAGAGAGAAGCCAGCAAAATCCTCTAAATAGGAAGTAGGATAGATAATTATGGAGTTTGGCAAGAAAGAACTAAATTGGGGATCTTATCAAGATAAGCAGCTTAAGGCATTAGAGTCTATAAGTCAAACTTTAGATCTGAATGTCCGTACTAGTGCTATAGTTCGAGACAATCTACTAGATATAGCTACATCTTTGAATAGCTTAGCTAAAGCTTTTGGTAAAGATTTCAATCCTAATATAACTAATGCAGGTAAAAGTCTACTAGGAATCACTAATAGCTATGCCAATGCTGTGAAAGGTCATATAGTATTAGCGAATAGTTATGGAGCTATAATAGAAGATCTTACAGAAGCTAAACAGAAAGAATTAAAAGCTATACAAGATGCAGAAGATGCTAAGAAGAAACAAGCAGAAGATGACAAACTTAGACGAGAAGCTGCTATCAAAAATCTTCAATTGTTAGAGTCCAAGATATCTAACTTTGGTATATATTATCTAAGACAATTAGGTAGAAGTACTGAGAAATATTCAGACTTATCCGATACATTAATGAAATCTACAGGAGCCAGCAGATATGATGTAGATGAATTAAGAAATACCATAGCTAATAGTATAGTCAAACAACTTAATGCTGATACTAGGAATTTCTTCAATAGTCAAGAAGCTTATTCTACTATGGTAACTATAGCAGGCCAAGTAGGATTAGGTAATGTAGAAGCTATAGAAAAGTTAGCTAGGCCTATACTGATAGCTAGTGAATCCACTGATATGAATATAGGTCAGCTATCTAAATTATTGAATAAGTGGAGTATAAGATCTAATATGTCCTCAGTAACTATGGAGATATTAGTAGATCAGATTCGAAATTCCACTTCCAATAACATGGCTACTACTGCATCTGTCCTAAGCAATATAGAGACTTTAGAGAAATGGATTACTAAGTACTCAGCAGGGAATGATGAAGTACTCTTAGCTATGACTCAATCTATCTCTGATAGTTCAGCATGGATAGAATCTATGGGATTATCCAGTGATAGATACACGAGTTATATAGATGAAATAATCAAAGGTAATGCTTATCAAGATACTCAGTTGCTAACTTTACTGAATGAAGTAGGATTGACTGTAGCTGAAGCTCAGGATATAGCTAGATCTACAGACATAGGATCATTGTATGAATACTTATTTGAAGCTGAAGCTAGTCTGCTATCAGAATGGGAGAAGAACTCTGATAGGCTACTAGGTATAATAGCTAAAGAGTATTCTATGAATATAGATGATATGGAGATGATAGCTCAAGCAGCATCATCTAGTAATTATAAGACTAGAGATCAATTCATATCTGGTATAGATAGAACTGTCAAAGCTACTGATACTATTGCTGAACAATTCACTACGGTAGAAGAAAGAATATCTAATCAACTATCAGGTATAGCAGCTACTGTAGCAGATATATCTGAAACTTTAGGTATAGGCTTGTCTGATATAGCAGGAGCATGGCTATTATCCAGATCTGCTGTAGATATCATAACTAATATATCTAAGATATCAGGGAAGAATTTTACTCTACTAGACATGATCGCGGCAGCGTTTGGTATAAAAGGAACTACTGCTACTGTTGCAGGAGGTACTGCAGTGGCAGGTGGTGGATCAGCAGCTGCAGGAGTATTAGGATCTTTAGGATCATTAGCAGCTATATTAGCAGCAGTATTAGGAGTAGCTAATAGTATCTATGATATAATAGAAGAGAAACAATCAAGAGATAGAGAAAGTTACAATAGGACTGTAGATTCTGCTGGTAATATAGTAGAAGGGCAAGGAGTAGGTGTAGAAAAGACTGTATCTGTAGATAGTAAAGGTAATGTAACTACTTCTTATAGAATGGTAGCTAAAGATAAATCTACTATAGATACTAATGCAGATAAGGCAATAATGAAAGAGCAGTATGAAAAAGATATGAAGGATTATAAGACTGAGTGGGATAATCCTTTAACTTATCTAGGGATGATAACAGGAACAGGAGGAGAGTATGATAAATGGTACAAATTCATACCATTTATAGGTAATGCTATTCAAAATATGGAGAATGAAATTGGAAGGATGGGAACTTCATCTAATTATAATAAAGAGCTTGCCTATTATGATAAGATTAATAATTTTACATCTGATGAACTCAGGCTTTACACAGCTTATAGATCACAAGGGCTCATAAATGATGTAAAAAAGAGAGAGTTCCTACTAGACAATTGGGATAAATTCTATGCTCTTAACACTATGGATCCTCCTATGGCCGCTGAGATATCGAAGAAAGGATTGAAAACTCCTATAGATAGACTAGGATTGTTAGGTTACAAGAAAGGTACGAACTACATAACTGAAGATAGTGTCGTAGTAGTACATGAAGGTGAGAGTATTACTCCTAAGCAATACAATCCTAGTGCCAATAAGAATGAACTAGAAGTCCTTAGAGATAGGTATAGCAGAGATATGGAGAAAGATAATAAATCTGCTAATGAAATGAAGCAGCTTATGAATGATGCAATAGTCACTATGAAGAGTATACAAGAATTCCTAGTATACTGGCAAGAAGATAATAATACTAGAGAAGATAGGAAGTTAGCTATGTCTAGATATGAAAGTATATCTAACAAAGTAGCTGCCTATATGTCTGGAGGTTAACTATGGCTCTATATATAAAAGTACTTAGAGGAGCTACTAATGTCATAGAAACTCTAGAGATAGAAACATATATAAAAGGAGTAGTAGCAGGTGAGGTGCCTAGTACATGGAGAGCTGAAGCTCTTAAAGCTCAGGCTATAGCCTCTAGAACATATGCTTGTGCTAAGATAACAGCTAATTCTAATAAATCCTATCACATAGCGGATAATAGTAACGAGATGGCTTATGTACCTAACAATATATCTAGCAATGTAGCTAGCGCTGTGGAAAGTACAGCAGGTAAAGTGCTTACATACACAGGATCTGTGCTAGATACTTGTGTCTACAGTGCTAGCAATGGAGGATACACAGTTGATGCTGGCGATGTGTGGGTATCTAGTAGGCCTTATTTGGTTGCGAAATATGATCCTTACGACTCTGCGGCAAATGGTCAAGCAGGCTACTCAGGCAAGAATGGCCATGGTGTAGGCATGAGCCAGTGGGGAGCAGAAATGGCTGCGAGGCAAGGACTATCTTCATCAGCAATACTAAACTTCTATTATCCTGGTACTACTATAGTCAGTAATTACAATGGACTATATAACTCTAGTAGCAGTACATCTACAGGTAATGTTGGTACACCTGTTACTGAAGGTAGACCTGCTACTAATATAGGAGCTACCATAGTAGCTATAGCCAGGAGCAAAATAGGTACGCCATATAGCATGGATACAGATAAAAGATTAGGACCTGCTTATTTTGATTGTTCTGGCTTATGCTTGTATTGTTATGAAACAGCAGGTGTTCCTCTAGAAGGAGGTAATACTGTAAGTATCTATGATAGTTATGTGAATAGATGCCAGAATGTATCAGCTGATGCTACTAAAGCAGGAGATTTAATATTCTACCAAAATACTAGTCAGAATTTAGCATCTATGAGACCTGGTAATCCTATAACTCACATGGCTATAGCTAATGGATCAGGAGGTAAAATCCATGCTAGTAGCTCAAGAGGAGTCGTAGAAGAATCTAATCTACTAGCTTATAGCTATCTTACTAATGCTCAAGACAATAAACCATTCGCTATATTAAGAGTATTATCAGATTCTGAAACTACAGGAGTATCTTCTCCTGCTGGATTTGTAGAGGATTATGTAAGCAATAGTGATGTTTACAGTAGCACAAATCTATCAGGAACTGTTGGATCTCTATATGAAGATAGGTATGCTGAGGATATTACTGCTAACTTATCTAGAGTAGAAGCAGCTGGATATGATTATGGATATCTTATAGATCTAGCTAATGGTGGAGAGTTTAGATTCCCTATACCTGAATTCAGTGAAGGTGTAAATGCTAACTGGTCAGATATAAGTATATTAGGTAGATCTGTATCAGTTAAAAGCTATGAGAGTACAAGCTCTAGATCTATAACTGTAGATTTAGACTTGTATGCAGGAGAGGGATTATATAAGAAAGTATCAGAGGATATAGTAGGAGATATGTATAAAGATATATACTTTGTAAAGTCTCTAGAATATCCTGATTACAGTGATGCAGCTATTCTGCCTCCTCCTAATGTGCAGCTCATCATGGGTCCTCATATATGCATAGAAGGTGTAATAACTAATGTGAACATAAATTATCTTAAGCCTATGGATACTCAGAAGAGATCTATGTATGTCAAATTATCTTTCACAATAGTAGAAATAGCTACTAATCCTCCAGATCTCTATGATATAAGAAATACTAGCATAGGCATATCCAGCAATGCTAACAAAGAAGCCTATAATAGAGGTGGTAGCAGCTCTGGATATAAGTATTATAATTACTAAAGGAGGTGTCTATTATTAGCGAATTCTATAATATAAAAGATGTAGTAGATACTGATAGATCAAATAGATATAGAAATTGTAAGATATTAAGTGACAAGATTACTAATGAATCCTTCTTATCTACCAGAGAAATAATCGATATACCTATATCTAGTAATGATATCTATCATGAGATTAAGACTAATGAAAGTACTAGGTTGGATATTCTGGCAAATATATATTATAGGAATCCTCTATTATGGTGGGTAATAGCTCAAGCTAATAATATATACAATCCTATACTACCTATAAGACCTGGTACCATAGTAAGAATACCTGCCTTAGATACTCTTTACGGATATAATGGTGTGCTACTATGAGGATAATATAGATGGAAAGAGTATATAATAGGAGAGTATTACATACAACTCCTCAAGCATCTAAGCCTTTCATGAAAATATGGATAGGTGATAGATTACTATCTTATACTATGGACAATGATAGGAAAGTTCATACACCTAACATATACCAGAATTTAACTCTTACTAGACTAGAGGATGCAGGTAGTAGATTAGGATTATCTCTTTATGACAGAGAATGGGAAACTATAGAATCCGATCTCTCTAAGAATTATAACAATACTAGAGTTCAGTATGGATTCGTAGATGGTGCAGTGTCTCCTATATACAAGATGATAATGCTTAACTATAACATAGACTATAGAATGAGCGGTATAATCTTAACTACTAATGGTATGTCTACAGGAGCTGTAGATAATCTAGAGGATATAGATATAGATACAGGAGGTACACTAAATCCTACAGAAGCTGTTAAAAGTATATGTAAGAGTATGGGTTGGAAAGTAGTAGATAGTAATTTTGATAGCTCTTCTGATGCTGTACTAACTACTACTGATAGCTTCGATACTATACAAGAGAATCCTATAAAATATATAAAAGAGTATATTATCCCTAACATACCTGGTGATGATAACTATTACTTCTATTTAGATGATAGCACTGATCCTCCTACAGCCTACTTTAAGAAATACACATACAATAATACCGAAGCTACCAAAACCTACGTCTACATGAGAGGATATGATACTCCAGTATTAAGTTTATCTATGGATGTAAATGGATTATTAGGAGGGATGGAACTAACTCCTGTAACTAATATGATTAGTGGAGTAATAGATCCTTATACTAAAGAGCAATCCACTGTTACTCAAGATATAGATGCTGTACGAACTACTGTTACAGGTACCTATAGTCACACTCCTAAGTATGTAGCAGATGCTAAGTATAATTCAGTAGGATACAATAAAGCTCAGACTAATACTATCCTTAAATATAGTATGAAAAGGACTAGTGATAGGATATATACAGGTAACATGACTATAGTAGGAGATCCTACGATGAAAATGCTAGATACTATTAGGATTATAGTTATAACAGATAAAGGAAATCTACACCATACTTCTGGATTGTATATAGTAACAGGTATAACTGATAATGTGTCAAGTACATTTACTACTACATTGAAATTTATACGTAACGGAGATATAGAGACAGGGATAGAGCTCGTGAATTATAGGAACCTTGTTAGATAGGAGTACTATGTATAACAGTATATATAAAGGTATTATCAAATTAATAGATGACCCTATGAATTTAGGTAGGTGCAAGGTGCAGATTCCTGCTATACATACGCTAAATTCTATAGATGTAAATGCTCTACCATGGGCTAGACCTATAGCTCCTAATGTGGTGAATAGTAATCGAAGTGCTTATAATCTACCAGATTTAGAAGACATAGTATGGGTATTATTCGAAGGTGGAGATATTAGATGTCCTCTATATATAGGAGGTACATATGCTACTTCAGATATTGTTATAGATGATAAATTAGTAGTATTATATGTTGAAGGAGAGAATATAATACTATACAACAGAGAAGAAGAATTATATATGATAAGAATTAATGAAGTATATATAGAAGTTAACAAAGATAAAATAAAACTTATCGGCAATACCTACATAAGTGAGAACTTAGAAGTAGAGAAGAATGTGTCTATAAAAGGATCTTTAAAAGTACATGGTAATACTGAGTTAGATAAGAATCTTCTTGTACATGGTAATATATTAGTAGAAGGAGCTATAGAAGCTGCTAATATGATTGTTAGAGGAAATACTACATTGAACAATGTTACAATAAATGGAGAAATCACAGGTTTACCTGAATAAGTAGGTGAATATATGAACGATAATAATATCACTAGGATTATAGGATCTGGTATAAGATTTCCTATAGTCCCTAACAACAATAAAGGAGTAGCTACGTCTATATATTTAGACAGGATAAATCAGAGTCTATCTATATTATTCAGCACTCCTAAGGGATCTAGATTAATGCTACCTGATTTCGGATCAGATATATATAAGTACAGATTCGATCCGTTAGATAGAGTACTTATGGAGAAATTAAGATACACTATCACTGAGGACATTAGACGATGGGAGCCTAGGATAAGATTAAATAGCGTAGAATTTCTTACTGATGACCATTTCATAGAGAACAGTACTTTATACATCTCTATATATTATAGTATATTGAATACTCCTGTAACTGGCAACTATGTCTATCCTTATAGATTAGTTAGCTATCCTACGAATATATGAAGAGGTGATGACTATGTCAAATAATCCTATATTTAGCTTCACTAGGAGAGATTATGAAGGATTAAGAGTAGAAGGTCTATCAAAGATACCTATAAGAAGTAAAGGTATATGGACTGATCTGAATGCTACTGATCCAGGTATTATACTATTAGATTATGTACATGCTCTAGTAGATATGATACAATTTTATCAGGATCATCAAGCATTAGAAGCATTTATAAGTACTGCTAAAGAAAGAGAAAATCTATTCAGATTAGCGAAGCAACTATCTTATAAAGTAAGATCATCTAAAGGATCATTGGCTACAGTGAAATTTACTAGCAAATCTGCCTATAGCTATGCTATAAAGATTCCTAGATATACGAAGCTGACTAGTAAGAATAATATACCTTATCTTACTATAGAGGATACATATCTAGCTCCTAACACTACTATGGTTGATGTAAAATGTATGCAAGGAGAAGTTAGAAGTACAGTTTATCACGGTACTGCTATAACTAGATATTCTGACGTAGAGAACGCTGTTAATCAATCCATCACTCTCACAGATAAGAATATAGACACTACTACTATAGAGATTAAAGATAATAATAATCAAGTATGGAATCAGTTGGAATATATAATATTCAGTGATAGCAATACGAAAGCATATGAAGTAGTGCTGAATCATGATGATACCGTAACTATTAATTTCGGAGATGGAGAAAGAGGTATTGCTCCTAGTATAGCTGATACTTTGATTATATCTTATGTAGTCAATCTAGCTTCAGAAGGTAGAGTAGGAGTAGGAGATTTATCTAAACTATCAAGTCCTATATATGACAAACGAGGGAATATAGTAGAGTTTACGCTATATAATATCAACATTAGCTCTGGAGGTATAGAGTCAGAATCCAGCTCAGAGATACGATACAGAGCTCCAGGCATCATTAAATCACAAGATAGAGCAGTAACTATAAATGATTACAAATACTTAGCAGAATCTATAGATGGAGTAAGCCATGCTGTAGTATATGATATAAATAATGCTCCAGACCTATGCTTACATCATGAAGTAAAAGTTATCATAGTACCTGATAATATTGTCTCTGATGAGGAAACTTTGATACAAGTAGTGTATAATTATCTATATCAACGAATGATACCTCCTACTAATCTACAAGTTATAGT